TTTCCCCACTTGAGCAAGAGGAATTTCTAAATAATCACAGGGAAAATGAACTTCTTCAAGAGGAACAAACATGGCGTTAAATTTAGTATCACCAGGCGTCAAGGTAAGGGAAGTTGATCTTACTATTGGAAGAATTGATGATGTCACTGATCAGGTAGGCGCGATTGCTGGTCCTTTTGCGAAGGGTCCAGTTAACGTTCCCATCCTGGTTGAGACAGAACAGGATCTACTCGCTACCTTCGGAAAGCCTTACAGCACGGACGACCAGTATGAGTACTGGATGACAGCTTCGTCCTTCCTTTCTTACGGTGGCGTATTAAGAGTCGTAAGATCTAGCAACTCGTATCTGGCAAATGCTAACGTACCAGTTGGTGTTGCACTTACAAACTTACAAGTAAATTCTACAGAAGATTACTACAACAATCACACGACCGATGGCGATTGGTTGTATGCAGCAAGAAACCCAGGATCTTGGGCAAATGACCTAAAAGTTTGTATTGTTGACGGAAGAGCCGACCAGAGACTGGCAATCGGTACAGAGGGTATCGGCGTTGGATACGCTATTACTGCTGGATTCTCCACTTCTGTTGCACTAACAAACGGAACCGTTGGCGTTCAAACTGGATATCTAAAGGGTGTCATTACTGATGTCCATCACGGATCTGTTGATGTTAAAGTTCTTTCCAAGTATGTTGAGGGAGAGAACAAGTGGTATGAAGTTGATTATGAAGAAGGTTCCAGCACTGGAGCATTCCTAGGATACGATCAAGGACTTCTAGATCACGTTGCTGGTCTCGCATACTCTGAGAGTGCAAACCACGCAAACCTTTATAGAGTCTTTGATTCTTCTGGTTCTCAAATCAGAATGGAGAGAACGAGATTCCAGGCTGCTGTAGGTGTTGGTTCCACTGTCATTGACTTTAGTGCTGATCTAGACACTTCTAAGGTTGCTATTGGTGACCAAGTTAGATCCCTAAACGGAACTTACACAGGTCAAGTCGTTGGATTTACAACCGCTGGTGATCCAAACGATACCACTGCACTGATTATGGACACAACCGCTGGTGTTGCGTTCGCTAATACAGACTTCATTGTTATGTCTGGTATTGGTAGTGGATTGTCGCTAAGACAAGGTAACACAGTACATGACTGGTATAATCAACAGACTCTTGGACTGAGCAACAGCACAGTTTATTGGAAGTCCATTGCACCAAAACCAGCAACTTCCGAGTACGCTAAAGAGAGAAGTTCCAGATTTGACGAACTACATGTTCTTGTAGTTGATGACACTGGTAGAGTTACTGGAACTGCAGGTAATATTGTTGAGAAGTGGACTGGACTTTCCAAGGCTTCTGACGCTAAGATCTCCCCATCTACCGCTGTATACTATAAGGACTATATCGCTCAGTTCTCCGACAACATTTTCGTTGGTGCTGCACAAACTGGTATTGGTCTGAAGTATAACCTAATGGGTGCTGGATTCACAGTCGATGAAACTGGTACTTGGGGACAAGAAGCACAGGGAGTTACCTTCAATGGTGCTGGTGCTCAAATCATGAGTCTTGCAAATGGTAATGATTACGGTGGAGTTGGTAAATTCGAAGTAAGTCTCGGTGATGTCATTGATTCCTACACAGTTCTCGAAAATCCTGCTGAGTACACTGTCAATTACTTAATCAATGGTCCTTCTGGTGGTTCTTCCATCTATGAAGCACAAGCTAAGGCGAACAAATTGATCCAGATTGCAGGCACCCGTAAGGATTGCATCGCATGTATTTCTCCATACAGATCTGGAGTTGTTGGTCTAACCAACAGTGACAATCAGACTGACAACATTGTCAAGTTCTTCGATAGTCTGTCTTCGAGTTCTTATGCAGTGTTTGATTCTGGTTATAAGTACATGTTCGACAGATTCAACAATACCTTCAGATACATTCCCCTGAATGGTGACATTGCTGGTCTGATGGCAAGAACATCCACCACCTCTTTCCCTTGGTTCTCCCCTGCTGGAGCACAGAGAGGTGTTATCAATAATGCAATCAAACTTGCATACAATCCATCTCAAGCACAGAGAGATATCCTTTATCCTAAGAGAATTAACCCAGTTATGTTCTCTGCTGGTGCTGGAATGATTCTCTTTGGAGATAAGACCGCTCTCAAGGAAGCATCTGCATTCGATAGAATCAATGTTCGCCGTCTGTTCCTCACCATCGAGGCAACAATCGAGAGAGCTGCAAGAGCTCAACTGTTTGAGTTCAACGACGTTCTAACCAGAACTAACTTCCTCAATATTGTTGAACCTTACCTTCGTGATGTTAAGGCTAAGAGAGGTATCACTGATTTCGTCGTAGTTTGTGACGAGAGCAACAATACACCTGACGTGGTTGATGCCAACCAGTTTAAGGCTGACATCTTCGTGAAACCCGCGAGATCGATCAATTACATTGGTCTGACCTTCGTTGCCACACGCACTGGTGTAAGTTTCGATGAAGTCATCGGTACTGCCTGATTTTGATCTATTCAATAAATAATTCACGAAGAGGAAAACACTAATGGCATCAACCAACAACAACGCCCCAAAAATTAAAGACAGGACTATTGAGGATTTCAAAGGGAGACTCATTGGTGGGGCCGCAAGGCCTAACCTGTTTGAAGTTGAACTTGCTTTTCCATCCTATGTAAGAGCAAATACGGAGACTCTCCGCAACTCTAGATTCTTGGTAAAGGCTGCAAATCTACCTGCATCCAACATCAACGTTATTGACGTTCCCTTCAGAGGAAGAAACCTCAAGATTGCTGGTGACAGAACATTCGATGTCTGGACCATCACCGTAATCAACGATACTTCTTTCGACATCAGAAACGCTTTCGAAGAGTGGATGAACGGCATCAACAAGCATGACAATGCTACTGGTGTTATCAACCCTGCTCAGTATCAGAAGGATGCGTTAGTTTATCAGTTGGGTAGAAACACTCAACAGAGCACTTCTGGATTCCCAAGCAACATCAAGTCGGGTCTTCCTTCTGGTGGTGCTACTTATCCAGTTCTCAAGAAGTATGTCTTCCACGGCGTCTTCCCAACGAACGTAAGTGCTATCGAACTTTCGTATGATTCTTCCGATACTATCGAAGAATTCACCGTTGATCTACAAGTTCAGTGGTGGGATGCATACGATGCAAACAATGATAATCTCTTCAGCACTGAAGAGCAGCCAATTGATACCCCAGATTCCCAGGGAAGTTGATAGATAAATAACTGGGTAAAGCCCCAGTTCTTTTGATAGATGGCTAAATTATTTGGTTTTAAGATTAAGGAAGACGACTCCCAGTCAAAGGGGGTCGTCTCTCCTGTACCTAGGTCCGACGAGGATTCGTCGGATTATTATGTATCTAGTGGTTTTTATGGGCAGTACGTAGACATCGATGGTGTCTACAAATCAGAGGCTGATTTAATTAAAAGATATCGCGAAATGGCACTACATCCTGAGGTGGATGGAGCCATTGAAGATATTATAAACGAAGCAATCGTTTCCGATCAGAACGATTCACCTGTACAGATTGATCTGTCAAATCTTCCTGCTTCGGAAAAACTCAAGTCACTTATCAGAGAAGAGTTCAAACATGTAAAAGAACTCTTGGATTTTGATAAGAAGTGTCATGAGATTCTAAGGAACTGGTATGTCGATGGCCGCGTTTTCTATCATAAGGTTATTGATATCCAAAAACCAGAAGATGGCATTAAAGAAGTAAGATATATTGATCCTCTTAAGATCAAGTATGTAAGAAAAATCAAAGAAGATAAGAACTTACAATCTACAATTAGTAGAATACAAAGAGGATCGGAACCACAGAATATTCTTAATCCAGAAATTGAAGAGTATTTTCTCTACGATCCTGGTGCTACCCAAAACAAAAATAATCTAGGAGCGATTGGGCAACCTCCTGGCAATGGTATGCAAAAGGTAAAGATTGCACCAGACGCAATCACCTTCTGCCATTCTGGACTGGTAGATAGAAACAAGCAAACCATTCTATCATACTTACACAAGTCTATTAAGGCACTCAATCAGCTTCGTATGATTGAAGATAGTCTAGTCATCTATAGATTATCTCGTGCTCCTGAAAGAAGAATTTTCTACATTGATGTTGGTAATCTACCAAAGATCAAAGCGGAACAATACCTTCGTGATGTTATGAACCGTTATCGCAATAAACTGGTTTATAACGCAGCGACTGGTGAGATCAAAGATGATCGCAAGCATATGAGTATGCTTGAGGACTTCTGGCTTCCACGTCGTGAAGGTGGTCGTGGTACTGAGATCACTACTCTTCCTGGTGGGCAGAACTTAGGTGAACTGTCTGATATTGAGTATTTCCAGAAGAAACTATACAGAGCACTTGGTGTTCCTGAGTCTCGCATTGCTGGATCTGGAGAAGGTTTTAACCTCGGTCGTTCTTCCGAAATTCTTAGAGACGAAATTAAGTTCACTAAGTTTGTTGGTCGTTTGAGAAAGAGATTCTCCAATGTCTTCAGCGATATGTTGAAGACTCAGTTGATCCTTAAGAATATTGTCACTCCAGAGGATTGGGATATTCTCTCCGATCATATTCAATATGATTTCATCTATGACAATCATTTCTCCGAACTGAAAGAAGCAGAACTCCTTAACGAAAGACTGGGAGTTGCTGCTGCTGTTGATCCATATCTCGGTAAGTATTTCTCTCTTGAATATGTCAGAAGACACATTCTGAAACAGAAAGACGAGGAGATTATTGAGATCGATAAACAGATGGAGAAAGAGATCAAAGACGGTAAGTTGATTGATCCTATGGAGATGGCAAATCTAGAAATGGCTAATGCAGCTGGTATGGATTTGGGTGCTCCAGTGAACGAACCAGGTGTCGATGGGTCTGCAACAGAAGCTCCAGAAATGCCCAAAGGTGGTGAAATATAAATACTTCTAACCATACTATTGAAATGTCATGGATGATTTAATTGATCTGATTGCAAAGAACGAGTCTCCATCGGATATTCATTCAAAAATTAAGGATCTGTTGTTTGCGAAAGCAGCAGACAATATTGAGACTGTTAAACCAGCCGTAACGGCTTCTATGTTTGGTGGTCCAAATCCCTGGTTAGAAGATGAAGAGACTGAAACTGAAGCAGAAGCAGAAGTGGAAGTTGGAGATGACGTTGAATCTGAAGAGGGTCCTAGTGCAGAACTAGAAACTTCTGAAGATGATGATGAAGAAGAAAACTAATCTTTACTTAAAATGAAACTCATTACGGAAGAAATCGAATCAGCAAAGATTCTTATCGAAGAAAAAGACGGTAAGAAATCTATGTTTATCGAAGGTATCTTTCTACAGGGAAACCTGAAGAATAGAAACAATAGAATGTATCCAGTAGATATTCTTGAAAAAGAAGTCAACAGATATACAGAGTCTTTTGTTTCTAAGGGTAGGGCCCTTGGTGAACTAGGCCATCCAGATGGACCAACAGTAAACCTCGATAGAGTTTCTCATAAGATTGTTGATCTCCATAGAGAGGGAACTAATTTTGTAGGTAAAGCAAAGTTACTTGATACTCCAATGGGTATCATTGCTAAGTCTCTTCTAGACGAAGGTGTAACTCTAGGTGTTTCCTCTAGAGGTATGGGTAGTCTTCGCGAAACAAGCGAAGGTTACAAAGTAGTAGGAGAGGATTTCATGCTCGCAACTGCAGCAGATATTGTTGCAGATCCTTCCGCCCCCGATGCTTTCGTTAATGGCATCATGGAGGGTGTTGAATGGGTATGGGATGCCGGCATCCTAAAAGCCACAAAAGCTATTGTCAATCCAGTTACTGAAGAGGTTATTGCACTTGCAGAACCAGAATCGGAAGTGGAAGAGAAAGTGGAACAAGTCCTTGAGGAAACAAAGGCAACTATAAATAAATTTGTTGATCAAAAGATTCTCGACGAGAAGAAATTGGAAATCTTCCAAAACTTCCTATCAAATCTTTGATTTAATAAATAAATACAGATTAACGATATCTACAACGATTAGACGGAGAGTTTCAAATGTCTCGTGGAGATTTACAAGAAATGGAAGTAGGCACAAAGCAATCCAAAAGCGCTGTAAATTCTGGTGCTAAGGGTGCAGATCCTATGCCCAAAATGGCAGATCCTGGTACTCAACTAGGTGCGGTAGAAGATCTGGGTGGTCCTACCCCTCAGAATTCTAAGCCTGATGACGACAGCAACAAACTTGCTACTCCTACAAAAACCATTAAACAGGTTAAGGATGTAGTAACTAAGGGTGCAGGTAAAGCTGACCCAATGCCAACAGCTAATAAGGGTGCAATGTCCTACGAAGAAACCGAGTCGGCTGAGACTGAAGAAGTCATCGCTGAACAGGAAGTAGAAGAAACTTCTTCTATCGTTGACGTTAACTCCGCTATTGAAGAGGATGTAAATGCTCTTCTCGCTGGAGAAGATCTTTCTGAGGAGTTCAAAGAAAAGGCTAAGGTCATCTTTGAAGCTGCAATGAACGCAAAGATCACAGATATCGAAACTCAAATCCAGGAAGCATACGAGACTAAACTCACTGAGGAAGTCGAAGGTATCAAAGTCGAACTCACTGAGAGACTCGATTCTTATCTGGAGTATGTCGCAGAAGAGTGGTTAGAGGAGAATGCACTTCAAATTGAGAAGGGCATTAAGACCGAAATGACCGAATCCTTCTTGGACGGCATGAAGAAGCTTTTTGAAGATCATTATGTTTCCATCCCTGAAGATAGATATGATGTACTTGAGTCTATGGTAGACAAACTAGATGAAATGGAGATTAAACTCAACGAGCAAATTGAGAGAAATATTGCTCTAAATCAGCGTCTGTCCGAGACAACCGCTGAGACTATCATGAACAATGTTGCAGAAGGACTTGCAGTTTCTCAGAAAGAAAAACTTGCAACCCTCGCAGAAGGTGTTGAGTTTGAAAGTGAAGAAGGCTATCGCGAAAAACTAACTACCCTTAAGGAATCGTATTTCGGTTCTCCAAAGGCAGCTAGTTCTTCCGAACAGACACAAGAGCTAAGAGAAGAAGCAGGACACGTAGAAGAACCAACTGGTTCTATGGCTGCGTACCTTAGAGCTCTTTCCTCTGTTAAAAAGCAGTGATTTAAAAATTCAACCCCTAAGGTAACTAACAATGCAACAACACATCAATTACAATCAGCTCGCTGAAAAGTGGGCTCCCCTTCTAGACTATGATGGTCTAGATCCTATCAGAGATAGTCACAGACGTAACGTCACCGCTGTTCTCCTTGAGAACCAAGAGCAAATGCTCCGCGAGAACGCTGAGTTCCTCGGTGAAGCATCCCCAACCAACTCTGCTGGTACTGGTGGTTTCTCTGGTTCTGCTGCTGATGCAGGTCCTGTCGCTGGTTTCGACCCCGTTCTGATCTCCCT